GTGGATGATGGCGCCCATGCCTGGAAATCGTCCTGGAACCGGGGTGATCCCCGCGTCACGTTCTATCTCACCAAGGAAAAGCCTTGGGACTTCGCGTTCATCGGCGAGCCCTTCGCATGCGAACACTATCGCGGCGATGCGAAGGGGCGATGCCTCATTCTCGGCTATGCGCCAACGGTCTGGACCGATTTGGAAGCGGTATTGCCATCAGGCAAGTTCGATGCGGTGATCGCTTCGCCGGAGGCCGCCGAGCACTGGCCTGCCGAGGTCACGGCGATTGCGAGTGACGACAACCACGCCGACGTGCTGGCCCGGATGATGGGCTACAATGATGTGGTTTGGTGCGGTCGATCGGGCAGGAGGGCAGCGTGAAGATTTTCGGCCTGGCTATTCCCTTTCTTGGGCGCAAGAAGGCGCTTTCCCCGGTTGATGACCGGGCAGGTTGGCGAACGATCATTGGTGAAAGCTACACGGGCGCTTTTCAGCAGGACGTGAAGATCAGTAACGATAGCGTGCTGTCCAACCACGCGGTGTTCTCCTGCCAGACGCTCATTGCATCTGACATCGCCAAGCTGCGCGTGAAGCTGGTCCAGAAGGACAAGGACGGCATCTGGACGGAGGTTTCGAACCCAGCCTATTCGCCCGTGCTTCGCAAGCCGAACCACTACCAGAACCGGCTTCAGTTCTTCGAGAGCTGGGTGCTGTCGAAGCTCCAGCGCGGCAATACCTATGCGCTCAAGCAGCGCGACAATCGCGGTGTCGTCAACAAGCTCTACGTGCTGGACCCAACGATGGTCGCGCCGCTGATTTCTGACAATGGCGATGTGTTTTATGAACTGCGAGGCGACGCGCTGGCGGGTCTTGGCACTGAAAGGATCGTGGTTCCGGCGCGTGAAATCATCCACGACCGATTCAATACGTTCTTCCACCCGTTGATCGGTCTTTCGCCCATCTTCGCCGCCGGCCTCGCGGCTATGCAGGGCATTGCCATCCAGAATGACAGCACGCTGTTCTTCCAGAACGGGGCACAGCCAGGCGGCATCCTCACAGCGCCCGGCGCGATCGCCGACGAGACAGCGGCAAGGCTAAAGGCATATTGGGATACGAATTTCACCGGCAAGAACCGGGGCAAGGTGGCGGTCCTTGGTGATGGTCTCAAGTATGAGGCCATGAAGACCAAGGCCGTTGATGCGCAGCTTATCGAGCAGCTCAAGTGGTCGGCCGAAGTGATCTGCGGCGTCTACCATGTGCCGCCCTACAAGATCGGCATTGGCGCGATGCCGTCTTACAACAACGTTCAGGCGCTGAATGTCGAGTATTACCAGCAGGCGCTCCAGAAGCACCTTGAGGACATCGAAGCCTGCCTTGACGATGGTCTTGGCATGGATGGTGTCTCCATTGGGACGGAGTTCGACACAGACGGCCTGATGCGGATGGACACCGCTTCGCAGATGGAGTCCCTCAAGTCGGCTGTCAGCGCGGCGGTCATGTCTCCGAATGAAGCGCGCCGGAAGGTCGATCTGCCGCCAGTTACAGGCGGTGAGAGCCCATATCTCCAGCAGCAGAACTACAGCCTCGCTGCATTGGCGAAGCGCGATGCGCAGTCCGATCCGTTCGGAAGTGGGGAGCCGGTGCCGGCGGTTACTGCTGCTGAACCCGCCGATCTGGACGAAGAAGCCAAAGCCCTCCTGATGCGCGCGACGCTGCGCAAGGAACTCGGGCTCGCGGCCTGAAATCAGAACAGGATGACGGAATGAAGCACGCCGACATCAAGGCGATGATGGCCGAAATTGCGCCTGTCATCCGCGAGTTTACCGCCGCCTCGCTTGCGCCTGTCATGGACAAGCTCTCTCAACTGGAGAAGCGGTTGGATGAACTGCCGACGCCAAAAGACGGCAAGGACGCTGATCCTGAAGCCGTTTCGTTGCTCGTAGCGGAGAAGATGGCCGGCGAGCTAGCTGAGTTGCGCGCGGCTTTGGAGGTGAAACCGAAGGACGGCGAGAGCGTCAGCAATATCGACGTGGAGATGATCGACGGCGGCGCAACGGCGGTCTTCAAGTTCACGGTCGGCGACACCGATCATGTTTTCGAGGTTCCGCTGCCTTCTGGTCCTGCTGGCCAAAAGGGCGATGCAGGAGAGGCGGGCCAGGACGGCCGCGACGGTATCGACGGGAAGGACGGGCGCAACGGACTGGACGTGAAAGACCTGTTCCGTGCCGATGGCGGGCGGCTGGTCGCGGTCATGAGTGACGGCACGACAAAAGACCTTGGCGTCTTTGTTGGCAAGGATGGTGCGCCCGGTGCGGACGGCGCCGATGGCGTCGGCTTTGACGACATGACCTGCGAGGTTCGCGAGGATGGCGTCTACCTCGTCTGGGAAAAGGGCGAAGTGTTGAAGGAGGCCCGGCTGCCAGTCCCGGTCGATATGGGGGTCTACAAGGCGGATACGGCATACAAGCGTGGCGCATGTGTCACTTGGGGCGGCTCGGTCTGGATCGCACAGAAGGATGATCCTGCCGGCAAGCCCGACGCGCCGGACAGTGATTGGAGGTTGGCGGTGAAGCGTGGCCAAAATGGCAAGGATGCGAAGTGATGGCCGCGCTTGTCACCGTTGAGGAAGTCAACAACGCGCTGAGGCTCGATCTGGAGCTTGATGCTGATCCTTATGCTGGTGACGGCGACACATCACGGCTCGATGATATTGAAGCCAAGATTGACCAGGCATCGGACGTGGTGCTCGACTACATCAAGAACCCGGATGGCACTGGCGATTGGGATGTTTCGACCGCACCGCCCCGTGTGAAAGCAGCGACGATCATCGTTGTGCGCTGCCTTCTCGACGATACAGAGGAAAGCTTGGCCATGCTTTCCGGTCTCGCCGGGGCATCGCCCGCAGACATGCGAAACCCGATTGCTGCACTTCTCTGGCGCCTGCGTGACCCGGCGCTCGCATGATTTGCTGCGGAAGCTGGATCGAGGAGATGGTCATGAACCAGAAGCGCGTTCGCTTTCTCAAGGATTTCGACTGGAAACCGTCAGCGATGGTCACAGTCGCCTATCGAGCCGGCGAAACAAAGCTTGTAGATGCGGCTTGCGCGGAAGCGGCGATTGCGCGCGATGCGGCGGAAGCGGTGGCGTTCCCCGTCCCTGACATCTCTGCCGTTAAGAAGGCGCGGCGAAAGTCCGATGTCTGACACACGGCATGGTGCGCTTCAGTACCGCGTTCATTGTCAGTCGCGCGATGAGACTGACGATGGCTACGGCAACCCGGTCTCGGGCGACTTTCAGACGCGCTTCACTGCATGGGCCGCGTATCGTCATTTGCGGGGGACGGAGACAGTCATGGCGGCACGGCTGGAGAACCGGCACCCGATCATCGTGTCGCTTCGGGCCAGCCCGGCCACGAAGCAGATTACATCGACGTGGCGGCTGGTGGATGCGCGCGACGGGATCGAGATGGCGGTGAGGGATGTGACGCACGAGCCAGACCGCAAGTGGATTTCTCTTCTCGTGGAGAGGGGCGTGGCCGCGTGAGGATGAAGGCCAAGATGCTTGGCCGCGATGCGGTCATGCGGAAGCTACGCCAACTCCTGCCGGACACCGAAAAGGAACTTGCAGAGGAACAGCTTGCAGTCGCGCGCGAGCTGGCAGGCCAGATTGCTGCGCGAGCACCATCCCGAACGGGGCAGTATCGCGCCAGCATTCAGGGCGACAGGCTTTCCAGCCGGCCCGGCAAACGGGCGCTCGGGCAAGGCTTACGAGGCGGCACAAAGGACCCGAACGCGACAGGCGTCTTTGCTGAATACATATGGCGGTTTCTTGAGTTCGGGACCGTCAAGATGTCCCGCCGCCCGCACGTATTTCCAACCTACCGCGCCTACCGGAAGAAGCTGCGGCGCAGGATGTCGAATGCGGTCAATCGCGCCGTCAGGAAGGCGAACAAGAAATGAGTTCAGCCGTTCTGGAACTGCAAAAGGCGGTCATCGATGCGCTCAAGGCGTCTGCTGGAGTAACGGCGATTGTAGGCCAGCGGGTTTACGACGCAGAGCCACGCGGCAACGGCGGCGCGATTTCGGCATCGTTCCCTCTCGTGTCTCTCGGCTCAAGCGATGAACTGACTGAAATGGCAGACTGCATCGACCTGCTGGAGGTGAGTTTCGATATCGATTGCTGGTCGCGCAAGCCGGGCTTTCCGGAAGTCCGGCAGCTTTCGCACGCGGTAAGGGCGGCGCTTCACGATGCCAACCTGAACCTTCCGACGAACGCAATAGCGATCCTCGCCCATGAGCAGACGCGGACATTCCGCGATCCGGACGGGCTGACGAGCCACGCAGTGCTGACATTCAGCGCGGCCCTGGAACAGAACTAGCCATCACCACCTGAGCAACGGCAACCGACCGCCTTTGTGGCGGCTTTTTTGTATGGAGACACGACAATGGCCCAGCCAACCACCATCAAAGGCGGGAAGGTCAAGATCCTTCTGGAGACGGACACGCCCGGCGTCTTTGCCGCCCCTTGCGGCTTCACCCAGCGCGCGGTCACGCTCACCAAGGCTCTGAACGAGTTCCAGATCCCAGATTGCGACAATCCCGACGCCGTTGACTGGCTGGGCCGTGATGCGGTCTCGCTGTCTATGTCGGTTTCGGGCGAGGGCATCCTTGCTTCGGAAAGCGTGGAAACGTGGCTGGAGGCATGGGAGGACGTGGAGTCCGTCAATGTGAAGGTCGAGTGGGAGTTCCCCGCGAAGACCATCACCTGGACCGGCAAGATGCATGTCGAGAGTTTCGAGACAACGGCGCCGAACGCTCAGCGCGTCACGGCGAACGTCTCGATGCAGTCTGACGGCCCGATGGTTCGGTCGGTCACGCCGGCGTCGTAATGAGCCGGGACGCGACGATCACGGCCGACTTTGCCGATGGTCCTCATGTGTTTCGTCTCGCATGGGGTGAACTGGCGAAGCTTCAGGACGAGCGCGACTGCGGGCCATATGAACTGATGAACCGGCTTATCGGCGGGTCTTGGCGCGTGCAGGACATTTCCTCCGTCATTCGTCTTGGGCTGGTCGGTGGCGGGATGGAGCCGGTGCCGGCGATCAAGCTTGTGCGGGAGTACGTCGAAGCGCGCCCGCC